ATCCATGTAGTGTGCAAGCATACGTAGCTCAAGCCCACTAGCATCAGCACCCACAAGGACACGATCTTTAGGAACAGTAAACAACTCTCGACATTGCTTCCCATACTCAGCCCTTACAGCAGGTATCTGAGCCATGTTCGGAGAGGAGTGTGCCATCCGTCCGGTGACAGCGCCGATGTGCCTGACTCTTCCATGTATTCTGTTGTCTTCGCCCACTGCTTTAATCCACGAGTCAACATGAGAGGCGCGTTTTTGGCAGAGCAGGTAACGGAGAATAATCTTTGCTTCGGGAATATCAGCCTGCTTTTTAAGAGTCGCCTCATCGACTTTCGGTTTTCCTGCGGGAGTGAGTTCCTTCCACACAGCGCCCTTGCCAGCAAGCCGCTCTGCAATTTGTTGTCTACTACCGACATTGAATACCGTAACTTTGTCCTTGAGTTTCTTACCTGTCTTGTCACTGTACCTCTCCTCTACTATGGGTGGGAACACTTGTTGTAAATCAGTTTCAATCCTGTGCATACGAGTAGTCAGTTCTTCGTACAGTTTTACTGCACCGTCCCTGTCAAACTCAAAGCCATTGTCTTCCTGATCCTTACATATGAAAGCGATACTGTGTTCTAGGTCAACACACTGCTGACTAAACTCTCGCATCTGCATCTGTACCATGAGCGCATTGTGCAACTTCTCAGTCACATCAACGTCACGCTTACAGTACTCAATCATTTCATCAGACAACACATCCCACTCACTGTGGTCACCTTTGGGGAAACCAAGATGCATACCCCACACAGCTAGGCTATGTCCTCCTTCTCTGTCTGGGTGAAACAAACGAGACAGTACTAGCGTATCAAGAACTCGCTCGCTAGATACATTGATGCCCCACAGTTTACGCATAACAGGCAGATCGTAACCAATAAGATTGTGTCCACATACTTTGCCACCTTTTGCCAGTTCATCAATCAAACTCCTTCTAGATAAGTGGGTCAAGTGAGCTTCGTTCGATCTCTTTGTAACCACGCAGTGTATCTTCGTAGGGTTCAGCCCGTCTGCCTCTATGTCTAAGAACACAGTATTCATAGTAGGCAAGATCACGCTCTTCTCTGGTTGTAAGATCATAGCCATTCTCCTTCATCTGTTTGCTCTCCTCCTGTGTAACTATCCAACGACTCATACTCGACATCTTTAATCTCCTCTAAATCATATAGGTCAGCATAGTCTAGGTTGCCTATCGCTGTCAAGTCATCATCAGCAAGGAACCTACTGCACTCGTTGCATAAGTCTACAAACTCACCACTGCCATCAAACTTTTTAGTCAGTTCATAGTTGCTCATGATCTTATCACAGGCTTTACATCTCATTCTATTACCTCAGTGAGCCTGCCTGTTTCTTTGTTGTACATTAATGACGTAGCTGGTCCTGTCATACCACTAAACCTGTTCTTCAACACACGAACATTGGTAGTGTTTCGCACCATAATATCTTCAGCTTGGGCGTTACGTTCTAGTCCAAGTACAATATCAGACAATTGAGCAATAGCTGCACTGCCGCGCAACTGGCCCAGACTAGTATAGGCTCCATCCTCATGTCCTTTTCCATCTGGACGTTTCAAGTGCGACACCACAAACATACATATATGCATCTCCTGACAGAACATTCTTAGCTTGGTCATTATTTCGTCTATGGCTCTTCGCTCATCACCGTTGTCTTGATCCGACACCAGTATTGATATGTGATCCAACACCACATATTTTACACCAAGTACCTTAACTTGGTAACGGAACCTAGCCAGTACATTTTCAATCTTGTTGGAACCCCATGTGTCCCACAACACTACACGATCATCAAGGTCAAGAGTGTCAAAGACATGGTCTACTTCTGTTGGGGAATAGTCACAGCCCGGAAGGTGGATAGGCTTGTTGATCTGTAGACCTACTAGTCCACGCGCTGTCCTGTCCGGTGTCTCTTCAAGAAAAGCTAAACCAATACGTTCATTGGTCTGAGAAAGGATAGAGAAAACTAACTCACGCATGAACGTAGACTTACCCAGACCAGAGCCAGCACAGATGGTAACAAGCTCAGTCGGACGTACACCAAACGTCATGTCATCTAGTCCCTTGTATGGGTAGCGCACCTCTGCTTCCTGCAAAGGATTCTTCAACGCATCACGCAGAGAGCCCAGCATCACCATACCATCAGGTGTATAAGTCTTAGCCGCCCACCACCTCTTGACAAACTCATCCTTGTCACCGTTCAACAGGTAGTCACACGCATCCTTGTGTTCACCATGCTGGTAGATCCTAGACTTGCCACCAAAGATGTCGGCACATTCTAAAGCAGCAGAGCGGCCAGCATCGTCGTTGTCAAAGCAAAAGATAATATGATCGTACTGATCCAGAAACTCATATGACCTGCGGCAGTCAGCAGCAGCACCTTGGGCACCATTACGAATAGACACAACAGGATACTTACCACCAAACATTTGATATCCTGCCAGTGCATCGAACTCTCCTTCCACTACGGTTATGTATTGACCACCAGAAGGAAACATATGCTGACCATACAGACCAGCCTTCTTCCAATCTCCTGATATTTTAAATTGTTTGTCTGGATACCGTGTTTTAACTGCAGTTAATTCACCCTGTGGGGTGTGGTATCCGAATAGAATGTTGCCAGCCTTCTGCTGTGCAGAGTAAGCTGACATGGTTGTCGCGGTAATACCCCTATCCTGATAGCCTCTGTATGGCTCTGTAAAGGCCGCTTTGTCGAACCCTTGTCCGGGCACAACCCGTTCCTTTATGTCGCTCACAGAGGCTCCTGTGGACTCTGAAGGGGTATATGTGCCACAGGCAAAGCAGTAACTAGATCCATCCTCGTTGTATGACAGTGCATCACTAGATCCACAGTCACCACACTCTTGGTGTAACTTAACGAATGCCATCAGTGTACTACTCCTTCAGTATTCATAAGTGAATTGTACTTCTTGGTTATCTCATCTTCGTCGTACTCTGATTGTAACAGCGCACGTTGTAGCTCGACGTACATGCGTATCAAGTCATATGCAGAAACACTCTGCACCTCGTACTCCACTAGCTCTTCTATCATCTGGTCTTTAGTCATATGTAGTTCCTATGTATTAGTAATAGTATTAGTAATAATATTAATACTTAGTTATCTATATAGAGATTATATCACACTCATTTAAAATGTGCTAGTCCTTTCTGTACTTTATATTTGTAAACGATTCACCATAATATTCCTCGACAGGCGCATCAAGTAGGTCAATGAACTTGTCCATCAACCCTGACTTCCTGATTTTCCACAGCGCCTTGTGTTCGATCTGCACTACACGTTGGCGGGAGATGCCTAGCTCTTTAGCAACCTCCCGCTGTGACATACCGTACCGCATATTAAAACCTCATCATTGATTTGTCTTTCATCTTGACTAGCTTGCCGTTCTTAGCACAGTACAGGTCAACAAAGAAATCATTCTTCATTGCCTGCCTGCTCTTGAACACCATGTACTCCACGCCGTCATCTGGCTTGAAGTCACGCAGTCGTTTCACCACACGATACACAGCCATGCGTCCCGGCTTCAACTCAGTAACTGGTTTAATGTAATAGCTCATTCTCCAAACTCCTCATTTAGTCTGTAGTATACATTGTCTGCCCACTCGTTCACGCCGTAGTCAGAGATCACAACCATAGGCTCTTGCTCTGACCCGTTGTTGTAGATCAACGAGAACCACCCACGTAGCTCACCGTCATGGTGATAACTCTCTACAGTGTCCCACCCTGTTTGTGACATAGACTCTAGTATCTCAGTCTTGTCGTTAGATTTTTCTATAGCGGCTTCCTCCTCATCATAGACAGACACCGTACCTCCTTCTTTTAATAGCAGGTCTATCATCCTCTGAATCACAGGCCGTTCACACGGTGCTGCATACTTAGGTAACTTGGTATCAAACGTAACAATACTCATGCTTTTTCCTCCATATCATCTTCAATAAGATCCATAATGTAATCGTAGTTAAACCACTCAGTCATGTTCACCTTCTTGTTTGAACGCGACAAGCCCATGCCGTCTACCTCCACAGACTCAAGCTCAACCAGACCCATCTCCTCGTACCACTGGTAGGTGATACGCACATCAATGGTCATCCACGGACAGTCAAGCTCCGTGTCAAACGTCCTCCGTTTCATGTGTAGGTTCCCCCTTCTCAGTTATTACAGTATGGTTCAACGTCAACAGATCGTCAACTCTCTGCGTCAATTCAGTGATCTGATTCTCCTTGGTATCAAGCCTATGTTTTAGGATATTCTGACCCAACTCGTACACATCCTTGACCAGTGCCAGTGCAGTCTCCACCGTGAGTGTGTGCGACACTATACGAAGGAATGCATCAGGATCTTCAAGCAGATGCGCTGTGATGTCACCATCACTATACCCCCAACGCTCCAGTAGATCCAGTGCATCGCTGAGGTTGTCAGGCTCCATGTACTCCATGATATCATTATCATAATCATTTAGATCAATCTCAGTGCTTATCTCAATGTAACTGTTTCTCCAACCCATGATATTTAACTCCAGTTAATTTAGGTTATTTAACGTGCTCGACAATGACAGATGTCGTGTCGAACTTGTAGCACAGTTGGCAGTCAATACACTTCTGCCCTGTGCAGTTGGCATCACCACGATACTTATTGGTGACGTTGTTGAACACGCGATGAAAGCCCCTTGGTGGTTTAGTCATCACGCGATCAATCTTTTTATTACTAAAAACAAGAATCATATTGTCAGGCACATGATGCCTGTTCGGACGCACGATGTCAACTCGCTTAGTCCACAGTGCAAACGTGCAGTGACTGTTGCTTGCCGCTATGTCACAAAAATTAAGGAAGTGAGTATCGTTAATCAACTCACCGTGACCATGAAAACGAGCAAAGGCAGCGTTGATTTTTGGAATGTCAACCTCCCTATCACTACTAAGTATGTCACTATTACGCTGGAATGATGGTTGACAATTCTTGCGATAGGTGCTTAACATACGTACACTGTAACATTCAGTGCATATGTCATCGTCTTTACCACTATTGTACTGCTTTACACAATACTCATTGGTCGCTGTGTTGGTATTGATAGCAGGAATACCTTCTAACTTACCACTCATCTTGGATACGGTAGGCTTATTCACAATACACCTTCATAGTTTTAACTCCAGTTAAAAAATAGGGGCCATCTCTGACCCCATCATTTTAGCGTAGTTTTAACAGGCAGTAGTCACCTGATGCATCGTCTATGCGATACAAGGAATAGCGACCTTTTAGGTATGAGCTACAGGCTGCTCCCGCTTTCGCTCGGTCATCTTTTGGTATACGTACCCAATCATTTCTACCCATCTTTTCGAACAAGTCTCGCCAGTAACTGCCGCGATTCCTGAAGTTTAGAGGCTGAGGCGCTTCGCTTTTATTGATTGTATACATTACACCATCTCCTTCAATTCAGTTTTGATTCGACGGGCAGCATCGCCGCGCCAATGTGAGGCATTAGATAGGAAGTACAGCACGACACTAGTACCTGAATCTTCGTAATAGTTTTGCCGTGGTGTGACGAGGGATTTCATAGCGTCGAGGTATGGTCGAGCATAGGGCGATACGTTGCCCCATGTCTCTTCGATTTCCTGCGCGATAACAAACAGAGGACGTTCGCCAATCATGCCGCATCCTCCGCTCGCTCGTTGTGATCTTCGATGACACGGCTATACCATTGGCTGTCGCCCATGTAGGTGTAGTGACTCTCGACCAGTTTAGCTTCGACGGTCACAGGGTGTTCAGAGCGTACATGTAAAAGACCATTAGGCTCAACATTGTACGTGTCAGGGTCGAGGTATTTGGTAGTCACCTGCACCATACCCTGAAGTTTTTCTTCGATGAATATAGCGGTTGAAACGTCAGTCAAAAACTGATGATAACCGATCTCAAGTATTGCTCTACGTTCAGACATAGTTTTAACTCCAGTTAAAGTTTGCAAACGCTGGACACAACACCGCCCAACTAGTACCATTATACCATGTATATACTGGTGTCAAGCGCCGCACCACACGCAAGCGTTTCGTAGCGTTTCGTGGGCGTTTCGTGGGCGTTTCGTGGGCATAAAAAAGCCCCGCGATGGCGAGGCTGGGTGATCACTCGGTGATCTCAAAATAGGCGATGAGGATAAGGCCGCCAACGATCAGCGGCCATGCTATATCTGGATCGATCATGAGGCCTTCAGATTCGCTTCGATCAATATCATTGCGTAGCGCTCGGTTGCAAATGCGCTTATCTCGTTTAGAGCGTGACCATGTAGCAGTGCTTTTGTTTCCAATTCCTCAAAAAGTTGATCCAATGTCGCGGCCTGATCAGCGGTCGGTTCGTCTGTCATTGGCTCCGCGTCGGCGCTGTCGGCCTCGGTCGGCTCTTCGACCTTGTTGGGTGCCAGAGCCGTGTAGAGATCGCTGATATTTGTCATCTCAGCGGCGAGCTGGTGAACCAGTTGTGTCCCTTGCTCCCGACTCCCGATGCCATGCGCCTCGACCATCTTTTTGTCAGTCGCGCTCATGGTTCCGACGATGCGCTTTACTTTGCTCCGCTGGGCATTGGCGCTACCCTCGACCCAGCCCTTCGCGATCAGCCCGGCTTGTACCGCGTTCCCGAATTCCTTCAGATCCTCGGCTGTCTCAATCACTGCCGCTGAATCGAGCAGTACCTGCAATGGCTTCGCCTCGGCTTGCTTCACTTTGTGGAGAGCGTTAACGAGTGCTGTGGTTTGTGTTTTCAGTGTAGTCATGGTTTTAACTCCAGTTAATTTTGCTTTTCAAACCGGCGCGGTATTGCCCCGATCTGTCTACCAGTATAAACCTGATTTGGTGGCTGTCAAGCACCCTCCACGCCTCACACTCTGACCTGATCTGCACCGCCGCCAGCACAGAAACACCCCCGCCCCCCCTACACGTTACAGCGAACGTAAAAGATCCTACCTAGACACAAAAAAGAGTCAAATTAGAACATAGTAGTTCTTGTTGATTGTTCTTATATATCAAAAAGTTATATAGAACTAATCTGTTCTGTAAATACACAGACAATCTGCACTGTAAATCCGTAGGTTTCCCCACAGAAACTGTAAATATTGCCTCTCTTTATAGATTTATCTTGACTTTCATAGAAAAGTATGTTATAATATATACTATATAGTAAACAACAAGAAACAAGTATAAGGATTAAACCTAAAAACCTTCTAGGTAAGGAACTATACAGTATGGACAACGACACAGATTCTAGTAATCCTGTTGGTCGCCCTAAGAAGTCTTCTGTTTCTAGTAAAAAGAAAGGTTCTAGAGGAGCAGTTGGTCGTCCTAAAGGTGATGCAGCGATTATAAACGAGTACAAGGCTCGGATGTTAAACTCACCACGGTCACGGGCAGTCATGGATGCTATCTTTGAAGCTGCTACAGACCCAGATCACAAGAATCAGGCGGCAGCGTGGAAGTTAGTTATGGATCGTATTCTTCCTGTTGCTGCATTTGAAAAGGATATTGTCAAAGATGCGGGAAGAAGTGCAATACAAATTAACATCACTGGGGTTGGAACTGCGACTATTACTGGAGAAGCTGAAGAGGACGGTGAAAGCGAAGATTCAGTGGTTGCGGTTCAGGATCAATGAGATTAAGGAAGACATCAAACAACTTATCCATGAAACATTTCGCTAAAGCGGAGTTTGATTGTCAACACACAGGTGAAAACCAAATGGAGCAGGCTTTCTTAGAAAAGCTAGACGCCCTAAGAGAGTATTGTGGTTTTCCTTTTGTTATCACCAGCGGCTACAGAAGCCCTAGCCACCCGTTAGAGGCCGTAAAAGAGATACCGGGGACTCACGCGCAAGGCATAGCAGCAGACATAAAGACAACGAACTCTGCTCATCGGTATACGCTAATAAAAGGGGCTTTAGAACACGGTTTTACTGGCATAGGGGTCGCTGGTGACTTTATTCATGTAGATACACGGGGATCTGTTCCTGTTATATGGACGTACTAAACACAAAGCCCTTATTGGAGAACTTTAAATGAAATTCATTACAACACTGTTAGCGGTACTTTTACTCGTGGGTTGTGCAACTAGCTCAACTCAATACTATGAAGCAGTACAAAAAGCAGCAGAGGCTAACTCAAAGGCAGCACAAGCTAAGTTTGACGCCTTATCTGCTATTGCTACTGCAGGAGACGGCCAAGCTGCTAGTGCTGCTGTAATGGCTTTGGCTCTTACACAGACTCCTTCAGTAACGCCTATCCCACAACAATCACAAGCTATTCAGTGGGCATCTATTCTTGCTTCTCCTGTTACTTCTCTTGGTATGATGTGGATGCAGGCAGATTCGTCAAAGACTATGGCTCGTATGAACGCAAGGGTAGACTTAGCTTCTATTAAAGCTGACGCTGAAACCCAACAAGCTTTGTACGGTAGTTTCTCTGACATCTCTAGCTCTGGGTTTGATGCTGTAAGTAACGTAGACTATGGACAGTTCATTGACGGTATGGTAACGCTTGGTGTCACAGGAATGGACGGAATCGTTAATATAGGTACTGCTGGTATTACTCAAGTTGGAGCAACTGCTGAAGATGGGATTAACTCAACAGCTAATGTTGGTATCGCTGGTATGACAAATCTTGTTACTCTTGGTACTAATGGTCTTGATACTGCTGAGAATCTAGGTATTCAGGGCATGATGGGCATCCACCAAACTAATGAAGATTGGCTGTCCTATCTTAATAAGAACGATGTAATTATGCAGGACATGCTAAAGGCTAATGGTTGCGTTATTACTACTGACTCAAACAACAAAGTCGTAGTAACCTGTAACTAACTTTGACTGATCTTAATGTTCAGTTGTTGCCTTGGCAGCAAGAAGTCTACTCTGATTCTACACGATTCAAGGTAGTAGCTGCTGGAAGACGGACAGGGAAGTCCCGACTAGCTGCATGGATGTT